CAGTTGGTGGAGCCGGGTACACCAAAGTACCCGGCATTCACCGGCAAAGAACCCTGTGCCTCCATCGGATCAGAGATGTTCTGTACCGATGAGAAAGACTTCAGTCACTATGAAGTTCTTCGAGGTGTCTGTAGTCAATGTCCACTTTTGAAGGCTTGCTTCAACTGGGCATTACATAATGAAGACTTCCACTATTGGGGAGGATCTTCTGCACATGATCGAAAACATATTCGTAGGATTTACAATATCGAAAGAAAGCGAAGCATAGCCGCATAATGTTGAACCTACTTCAAGCAGTACACAGTACAAACTCATCAGCGAAACCATTGCCCGATGTGTGGGAATCATTGAAGAGCTATGGGATGAGGTTCCGTCAATCACAATTATGCCTAATCGCTGGGCAACCAAACTCCGGTAAGAGTCTTATGGCATTGGTCTACGCTCTCAAGAGTGGAGTGCCAACGCTTTACTTCTCTGCCGATACGGATCCAATCACACAGATGTTTCGTACCGTTGCAGCTTTGAGTGGGATACCACAACAACAAGTAGAAACGAACCTAGATCAAGACTCACACTTCTTCGATCTGATGTTGCATGAGAAAGGCTCACACATTAGGTGGGTCTTTGATCCGTCACCCGACATCGATACGATTGAACTAGAGATCCTTGCCTATGGTGAGGTCTACGGCATGGCACCGGCACTTGTCGTGATAGATAACCTGATGAATTGCGTGTCCGTTACAGGGGAAGAATGGTCAGGCATAAGGGCAATCATGTCCGAACTTCATCATGTTGCTAGAAAGACAGGTGCCTGTGTCCTTGCTCTTACACATATGTCTGAGCAAAGAGACTACGAAGCAGATAAGCCAGCACCACGAAGAGCAATCTTAGGTAAGGCATCTCAGTTGCCTTCGATGATTTTGTCCATTGCAATGAACCCTGAATATGGGCAACTCAAAGTTGCCGCAGTTAAGAACCGATTCGGTGAACACTCAGCAGATGGCACTAAGTATGCAACCTTACTCATCGATCCATCGAGGGTACAGATTGCAGACGGAGATGCACAAGGTCGAGCTGATGTAAGACCGGGATTGATTTACTGGCGTGGACACGAAGCAATCTAGGGCAAACAAACGCAAGGGGTCTCAATGGGAGACCGACCTTGTTGAGTATTTCCGATCATTGGAATTGATATCGGAGAGGTTACGACTCTCTGGTAATTATGATGAAGGGGATCTCTGGTTTATCGCCAAGAAGATCTACTTCATAGTAGAAGCAAAGAATGAAAAAGGTTTCAAGCCCGGGCCTTGGATGCAAGAAGCGGTGCTTGAAAGGGATAACTGGAAGAAGCGAAGAAAGAATAGTGGGAAGGTTGTTCCTCTGGTCATTGCCAAGCGTAGGCAAAGCAATGTCAGTAAAGCGTTTGTCATAATCCAACTAGATGAATTTATGGAGTTAATAAATGAATGAAGTCCTAGCAAGTGTACTTATCGTGACAGCAGGTGTATCCCTTTATCACTTCCTTGAGTGGGGTTACTACAAGATCGAAGATAAGTTCTACGAATGGAAGCATCAGGAAGAGATTGCAAAGTTCGAGGAGTACATCAAGAGTATTGAGACCATCACCAAGGCACCAGCAAAGAAGACAACAAAGAAGAAGTGATGAAGCAACTTACATTTGTTTCTCTCTTCGCTGGAGTAGGTGGGTTTGATCTTGGCTTTGAACAAGCAGGAATGAAATGCGTTGGTCAGGTTGAGATTGATAAGCATTGTCAGAAGGTGTTGCAGAAACATTGGCCCGATGTTCCTCTTCACGATGATGTAACAACAGCAACCGATTGGGCAAACGAGAAAGGATTGGTAGGAAATGTCGACATCGTATGCGGAGGATTCCCATGCCAAGATGTCTCAGTCGCTGGCAGAAGAGCTGGTATCGCTGGGGCAAGAAGTGGACTCTTCTGGGATGCCATTCGATTTGCTAGGGAAGTCAAAGCACACACGCTCATCTTGGAGAATGTGCCGGGATTACTTTCAAGCAACCAAGGCCGCGACTTCGGAGTCGTTATCTCTGAAATGGCCGACTCAGGGTATCGCCACATCGAGTGGAGAGTTTTGGATTCGCAGTTCTTCGGAGTTCCCCAACGCCGCCGTAGAATCTTCATTGTTGGAAGTTCTCGAGAAGACATCAAATCCCCGATACTTCTTGAGCAGTAAGGCTTGCGAAGGGATCCTTCGTAGAGCTAATCGTAGGGGCAAGGTACTACCGAAAGCGTTGGAAGATGCATTGGTTCATCAAAGCCAGCAGAGCCAAGACTAAAGATGATTACGAGACTTGGGTTGAAGGAGGGGTGACACCTACATTGAATGCATTTGAAAACAATGGAGATGTTAGAGCCACAGTCCTTGTCTACACACCATCATCATTTGGTAATTACAGAGAAGGAGTTGGAACTTTGAGAGCAGATGGAGGAGACCTTGGCGGTGGATCAGAAAGCGTTATCGTCTTTCATCCCCATCGATCTGATGGAGTCAGACTCCAAGGAGACACAGTAAATACATTGACCAGTTACATGGGTACAGGAGGACTAAACACACCAATGGTTCACGCTATACAGAACACAGTCATTGGTAGGTCAGATACTGCTGGGCCTAATGGTCGTGGTCATACTGATGAAGGAGAACCTATGTTCACCATCGATACCACCTCACCACACGCCATCGTTATCAGAGAACGAGAAGGCAAACCCGGTGGTGGCAAGGGTGCAATGTTCTCTGAGAAATCATTCACCCTCAAAGGTGTCAATGATCAGACAATCTTCAGTCAAACTATCAGGAGACTAACCCCTCTGGAATGTGAGAGGTTGCAAGGATTCCCTGATGGGTGGACTGATGAACAATCAGATAGTCAGAGATATAAACAGATGGGCAATGCGGTCACAGTAAATGTAGCCAAGTGGATTGGCGACAGAATCGTAGACTCATATGGCAAGTGATCCCGAACTACTGAAAGCTGTTATACGCCATTACGGTGGTGAAGTCCGTGATGGTTATTCAAGAGCAGTCAAGTGTTGTTTCCATGACGACACTCGAAGGTCGGCAGTTATGTCGACCGATGGAGAGAAGGCTGGGCTTTACTTCTGCCACACCTGTGGCATAGGTGGAGATGCATATTCGTTGTTGATGTGGAGAGAAGGGATAGATTTTCGTGTTGCTATCGATAGAGCGGCTGACATTGCTAAACGATCTGGCATCGACTTATCACAAAAAGATAAGCGAAGAGACGGTGGCTTACTTACAGGGTCGAGGGTTCGGAAAAGAACTGGCGGAGACTCATCTGCTAGGCACCGTACCAGTCGATTGTGACCCAAGCCATGTGCAATTTATCGGTTGGTTATCCATCCCATACAGAGTTGTCAATGGGGTGGCAGGATTCAAGTTCCGAAGAGTCGATGGATCTCCGGGCCCTAAGTACATGGCTCCAATGCATCAGCCAGCAAGACTCTTCAATGCCATCGATCTACAGAAAGCTTCAGATGTTGTTGCAATCTGCGAAGGAGAACTCGATGCAATTATTGCCAGCCAACTGTTGCCTTCAGTTGGAGTACCGGGTGTCAAAGCGTGGCGACCACACTTCAACAGGTTATTCGGAGGATACAAACGAGTACTTGTCCTTGCAGATAATGACGAAGGAAAGAAGGATGGTAGCAATCCGGGTATGGAACTCGCCGAAAAGGTATTACAAGAAGTCGAACACGCAGAACTGATACCATTGCCACAAGGCTCTGATGTCAACTCTGTTGTACTAGAAGAAGGATTAGAAGGACTACGAAAGAGGTTAGGGCTAGATGAGTGACCATGGAAAACCAAGAGACAATAGAGACTTTGAAAAGATTATTAGAAAGTCATGGCCTAACGGTGGTAAAGGTAAGCAATCAACCTTCGGGCCTAGAGATAACAGTTCGAGTTCCTCCGATCCAGAGATGAACCAGTTCGTCACCGATGTGTGGGATATCATCGATGAACTTGGCAATCTTCTGATAAGCAAGCAAAGGGATTACGGCCCGGGCAATATCAACAATGCCTTCGGTGGCCCGATGAATGGTCTGCTTGTCCGTATGGGTGACAAGTTTGAACGCTTGAAGAACCTGTTCACATTTGGTGATGGCAAGCCACAGCATGAACCAATCGAAGATTCATTCAAAGATCTAGCCAACTACGCCATCATTGCCATGATGGTTCAGCGTGGAAAGTGGCCAGCGAACAAGCTATGAAGAAGCTCCTCTTTTTTTTGGTTCCAATTCTTGTAATTACATCGTTGTATTTCGCAGTCAGGTTTGTGATTGATGCAATCCTAGAGATAGAAGATGGTGATTTACTCGATGAGTGATCGAGCCAAAGAACATCTTGCCGATCTAATCAACATCTCTTCTCATACTATCCACCGCAGATTTGCTGGCTATGTAGAGTATAAAGACTTGGTTCAAGAGTTGAATGTCTATGTACTTCAACGACCCAAACTTGAAGAAGATCTTGATGCTTCTTACACAGTCAGCAAAGATGAAACCAAGTGGGTTGCCCGGAAGATTATGGCTAGGTTCCGCCGCCATATCGAAAAGTATTCTCGTAAAGAGAAGGCAACAATGCTTGGCTATTCAACAGGTGATGAGTTCTTCTACGACACCGCCAAGGTAGCAGAACTTCTTCCTGTTGCATTTCAGTTTGATTCGAAAGGTGTAGTTCTCGTTGACAAGGTAGACGATGGACAACCACGCCGCTCACCAGCACCCAATGAGGGTGGCAATCTTCTTGCCATGGTGATTGACATTCGATCAGCACTTGAACTACTTGATAAAGATGAACAGTACATACTTGATCTCAGATACGGAGCTTCCCCAATGACACTATCTGATATAGCCAAAGCGATGGGAGTCTCTGACTCCACAGTAGATCGCAGGATTCAGAAGATACTTCGAAAGATTATTGACCACCTTGGAGGGCCAACGCCGTGGGCGTAAAGATCAACCTCGAAAGATATGAGGTTGTAATGGCGGTGAATACAGCAGTAGAACGATATGTATCTACGATGAAGAACCAACAGATGCGTGGTCTTGGTGATCTCGATCCATGGCAGCGAATACTTCTTGATGTTGATGGATGTGGAGCAGAGATTGCTGTTGCCAAATACTTAGGTGTCTATTGGTCTGGTGCATTCGGTCAAGGTGGTGTTGATATTGAACCGAACATAGATGTGAAGTACACAAAGCATGAGCAGGGCAGATTGTTAGTCAGACCAGATGCAAAGGATGACATCAAGTTTGTTCTTGTCCGTGGTGGTATGCCGAACTACGAACTCATCGGTTGGATTATGGGTGCCGAAGCAAAGAAGGAAGAGTGGTTGGATAAACCTGACTGGCGTAGACCTGAGATCTATTGTGTACCTGAGGATAAGTTGAGAAAGTTTAGAGGTTACTATGGCTAGATATGATTACGAATGCTCGGGCTGTGGCAATGTGGTTGAGATTGTCCGTGGGTTCAACGATCCTGAAGAAGATTATGACTGCCCAACTAAAGAGTGTGGCAACACATTGGTGAGAAAGTATTCAGCTACACCTACGATATTCAAAGCTACTGGTTTCTACTCTACAGATAACTTCCGTAAATGAAAGAACCCCCTCCGAAGAGGGGGCCTTTCCCTAGAGTGGAGGATCAGATCCACTACATTTATCTTATCACTACCTGCCGTATTCCGCTTTCAGGAACTTGCCACAGTATGGCCACGGCTTCGATCCTCGGTCGGCATAGATGTGTAGTGCCACATGGAACTGCTCCATCAAGGTTGCCTTCTTGGGTGGTGTGCCGCTATTGCCGCCGTGAGCAACCCAAGTCCGGGGATATTCAATTTGGAAGTAGCCTTGGAACTGCTTCTTTGTTCCTGCTACTGCATTCGATCTGCCGCTGCTCTCACACATAGCCAGCTTCTGCCATGCCGGTGGCAGATGATCGAAAGTCATATCCTCGTAGTGAATCACGACTGGAATGTCTTGAACCACGAGGTTTGTTTCAGCTTTGGTTTCAATGGTCTTGAGTGGGGGCGATAGGAGTACCGCCCCCAACAAGAGACCACCGATGATAAGTCGGTGCATTGTTTACCTTTCTCCTCCAAAGAGGATTGCCCCTGTCCATACAAGGAAGGGAATCGTCATCAGTATGGGTGAGTCTTCACTCATACCAAGTGGGAAGGTGAAGAAGGAAAGGAAGAAGAGTACATACCCCATCAACCCTCCTGCTTCATCTCACAGGTGATCACCGATAGATCGAACTCGGCATCATCCCATTGTCCATCACCTTGTTCGACCCAAGGTTCATCGAGTTGCAATCGCAATGTGTTCTCGATGTCATCGAACTCTTTCTGTGTTAGCGGTCTGTTGGTTTCGAATACCGCATTGAATGTGTACTTCATTCCTGACCCTCCTCTTTCCATTTGGTTGTGTCTATGACTCTGATTGTTTCTTCACCAAGTTCGATGGATTGGCGGTCAGTAATCCACCATTCCAACCCATCGAGTCGGCTAGATAGGTCTCCAAGAAGGAGATTGTTATCGCTTGAATAGATGGACACGATGATTCTCTGTAGCTTTTCAGTCATTTGTTCACCTTCCAATGGATAGCAAGTGACTTGCTGAATGATTCCCATTTGCAATCGCAGATGCCACAGACATCTGAGTACTTGCAATCAGGTTGATGTGGATCGTAGAAGTACTCCATGCATTCAATGCAGTTGTTGTTCTCGTCATAGATGTTCATGCTTCGAACTCCACATAGTTTCCCTTTTTGTCTTCCATCAGGTTTGTGTAGATAACAATCTGTCCATCATTGTCTTCTTCTATCTGATAGTCAGGGCAAATCTTTGCCAGTTCTGTTCTGAATTTGTACCCATTCATTAGTTGGTCTCCCTTACTACGACACAGATGTCTTCGCCTTCTTGCCAAGCAACCTCAGTCACTAGGTAAGAGAGTCGGTTTATCCAGCGATAGCCGTTGTAAATCCAATCGCTATCTCCCTCAGAGACCCAAGTCCAAATCTGTTTAGGATCGAAGGTCTTCAACTTCTCAGCATCGTCATGGAACCAAGAGCCATCTTCGCTGGCGATTGGTTTGTACTTTGCTTCCCATTCTTTGTAGTTCATATCGAGGAAAGTTTCAGCTTTGTTCATTACTTTCCCTCCTCGAAGTAGCACTCGACCATACTGCCCCAGCAGTAGTGGTCTCCAACCCACCAAATGTGGGTCATTACATAATAGATAGCGATGATCCCGAGAAGTATTGCTACTGCACGAACTCGCTTTCCTCTCTTCGTTAGTTTCATATCTGTTCCTTTTCTCTAGTGGTCTGTCTCATCAGATGGGGTTGACCAGTTCCCCATGACCTCCCCGAAGGGAGGTTTCGACTATTCGCATTCACAGTTGGGTGTGTATTCCTCCCATTCTTGATTGCAGTTCTTGCAGTAACACACATGGTCTCGAGGATGTTGACCCTCGGGATTCATGCAGATTTGGCATATGGATTGAAGAACACTCACGATGCTTGATTCCAATCGCAGTTCTTGCAGTAGTGCCACTTCGCTTCCCAATCAGAGACCCTTGCTTGGCAATCTGGAATCGCCACTCTCTTCCCATCCTTCATCACATAAGAGATGCAAGTTCTTTGAATCGAACCATCTGAGAAGAACATCATGTCGAACCATTGGTCGCCGACCTTGATGTTCTTGCGGTCAGTCATTCGAACTCTGTCGGGTTGGCAGATGTCCATGTGCTTTTCATAATCAGCATTCGTTGATGCTTCTGCCCAACAAGTTGAGCAGATGTAAGTCATTCCAGTTTTCATTTTCCAATCCTCCAAAGGTTTGCCTTGGTTGTTTCGACTAGCGTTTCGATTGCAGTCTTTCCTTCTGCAACCTCAGTTGGAGTCAGGTCAACCCATTCCTCCATGCCTTCCTCGACATCGGGTTCAAACCCAATGGCATCGGTGGTCAGGGTCAATGCCTTCTTCATATCTTCTGAGTAGACATAAACCACCATGCAGAACCCACCAGTCTGTTCGACTTGGCATTTGATGCCAGCATCTTCGAGAGCAAGAGCAAGTTCATTGCTTCCATCACTTTCAGCAACAGAAGAGCATCGGCAGACATAACAACCGCCGTGTTCCATCCGTAGGAAGTTCCCATTCATATCGTGAACTTCATAATCAACCATGTGTGGATGTGCCACGAAATCTTTGCAAGGTGCAACAGATTCGTGGAATCTTTTTTCCTGTAGCTCGATTTGCATCTCTAACCTCACGCCCCCTTCTTCGATCCGTGGAGGAGTCGGTCTTCGTAAGCGGTGAGGAGTTGGTCAACTCCATCTTGTGCATCCCCGAACTCTGCAAGGAAGTCGCATTCCTCGCTGGAGTAGATAAATCGGATGTCGTAGCAGAGGGAATCGCCGTCATGGGTGGACTCCCCGATTTCCTTCTCTCCTCTGTAGATGTGGAGAGTGTGTCCAATCATTCCTCGAGAGTTCTCGAAGAGTCGGACTTTCTTTACTTCGTACATTCTGACCCTTTCTCTAGTGGTTTGTCTCATCAGTTCGAGGGGAACCACCCCATCGAAGACCCCCGAAGGGGTTTCGACTAACTAGCCATGTCCTCCAATGCTTGGCGGTTGGTGTAGGTCTTCACTTCGTAGAGAACTTTCACGGGATCTTCTTCGGTTGCTTCCGCTATCTGTTCGACAAGATAGAGAAATGATTCAGTTTCCCCGAACTTCTCGAAGATTTGAGAAGCCAATCGGTGAACCAACTTCCACGAAGCGGATTCGTTTTCTTCTTCGAAGTAGTGAAAAACATTTGAATCATCAAATGAAAAGCATTCGCAATCTTCGGAATGCTTTGCACATCCTTCCCCTTCATCGAAAAATTCGGAATATCTTTCCTCTGCTTCTTCGATTGTTTCGGCTTGAATGTCTAACGATTGGCAGACAATAAAAGCGGTGAAAGTTTTCATTACTAGGCACTCACTTTCTGAAGTGGTGCCACGCTTCGGCGAACATAGTTCTGATGCTTCGAAGTTGTGACAGAGAACTTTTGAGAAACGACATACCAACCCTCTGAAGAATGCCAAGCGATTGGGGTTCTGTAAGACATGACCACATAGTCAATCGAATCCCGAACTGCTTCATACTTTTCAATTTCTTCAGGGTTGAGCATTCCGTAGGTGTTGCTTCTTCCTGAGTGACCCATCAAAGCGGAAGCGTAAAAATCTTCTCTGTTTGCGATTGCTTCGATGGCTTCTCTTTGGTTCATGCTTTTCATGTTTCTGATTCCTTTTCTCTAGGTCTCGAGGATGCCCTCGAGGGTTCCATTCTCCCATTTTCGGGGTCAGATTGGAAGCATTTCGGGAAGGGTTTTCCTGTAGCTCGAAGTCCAGCTCGAGGGGTTCCAAGCGTGGAACTGCTTCCCCTTGGGGTCTGCCAAGCGTGGAGGGTTCTCGATCCTTGGCGTGGATGCTTTGCGATCCGTGGCGATGGTCTGCCCAATGGGTCAAAGGTTGAAGGTCTGCCCTGCCAGTTCTGCCCCCTGCCCCTGACCCCTGCCCCCCTGCCAAGTACTGGAGACCCTAGGCGGTTGGTTAGTTGGGGAACTTTGAAAGGTGCCTAGTTCCTGAGGGTCTGCCATGCCCTGCAAGTCTCCACAAAATGCCCCCAAACTGGTCGCCGATAATATGCATTATGTAAACTAGCTGGTTCGACACGCCCCGGCAAAATGACCCGAGTGCTTTATATGCCACCACCCTGTGTATATATGTACCCACTCTAAAATTTTTGATAGGATCTGAGACAGTAAAACCGCAGGTCAGAGCCATATTTGACTACATTGGATCGACTGTGAGGTAAATCACACCCCTTAGGGTGGGATAAACACCCCTTATCCCGGCTTATACATAGTAGGAGGATAATTACCGACCAAGGTAATTAGACGACCTACACGCCCCTAGGGGGGCGTAGGGAGCTTCTAGCGACCGAAGACCCCCTAACACACTCATAGTTGAGTGTGGACAGGTCTGTCGTTTTCTGTATCCACAGGTTTATCCACAGACCGTGGATCCAATGAAAAGACACCGAGGAATCCAATGAATAAACGGCAAGAAGAAGCCGCCAAGACTAAAGCGAAGGTGCTTGGCTACATCACCCAAGGCTATACAGTCGAAGAAGCCATGAGGGCTGTCGGCAAATCGGTCAAACTCTGGGAGTACTACCGATCCACCGATAAAGAGTTCAAAGAGAACGCCGATAAGATTCGTGCCGCCAGAGTAACTAAGGGCCGTACCCAATCTGAGGAATCTCTTACCAAAGGTTTTCGTGATTTCCGCAAGGAGTACCTAGACTCCGAAACTTTCGACCACCAGATGAACATCATCGATCTACTGGAAGGTCGTGACCCAGCGTGGATCCACAGCTCCATGCAGTATGAAAAGGGTCGCCCCCAATATGTCTTGGTCAATGTTCCGCCTGAACACGCCAAGTCGATGACTACCTCGATTGACTACCCGGTCTACCGGATCTGTATGGATCCCAATGTCCGAATTATGATTGTCTCGAAGAGTCAACAGAAGGCAACAGAATTTAT